TTCACAAATCAAATAGCAATCATGCCTGACTGTCACAAGGGTAACGGTGCAGTCATTGGTTTTACAATGCCATTGACAGATAAAGTCATACCAAATGTTGTAGGTGTTGACATTGGGTGTGGTATGTTGTCTGTGAATGTTGGTAAAAGACTTTTCGAGACATTTACAAAAGAGGAAATTGATGTTATAATAAGAGAAAAAATTCCATTTGGATATAGCGTTCACGCAATGGAAAGATTTTCTGATTGGGATGGATTCTATAAAGGAACTAATAGAGCTATTAGAGAATTTGTAATGGCTTGGAATAGATATGATGGTAGAACAACTCCAATAGTAGAATTTTTACCAATTGTAGGTGAAGAAAGTATGCTCTTTAAGTGTGAGGAGCAATTCGGAATGGATTGGAACCGTTACTTGGCTTCGATGGGTACTTTAGGTGGTGGAAACCACTTCATAGAAATATCTAAGTCTGAGGAAACGGGTGATTATTGGTTGACTGTACACTCTGGCTCCAGACAATTTGGTTTGAAAGTTTGTCAATATCACCAAAGAAAAGCTGGAAAGGGTGCGTTAGCTTATTTAGAAGGATGGGATGCTTTTGACTACCTTGTAGATATGGTAATTGCTCAAAGATATGCCGACATAAATCGTGTTGTCATGGCAACTAATATTATGGAGTCGCTTGGTTTACAAGCGAGTGAAACTGTAGTTTCCGTACATAATTTTATTGACTTCAATGATTTTATAATTAGAAAAGGTGCAATTGCCAGCTACAAGGATCAAAAAATGATTATACCTTGGAACATGGAGGACGGAATCGTCTTGTGTGAAGGTAAGTCAAATCCCGAATGGAACTACTCTGCTCCACATGGTGCGGGCAGAGCTGGTTCCAGAGCATGGGCTAAGAAAAAGTTTTCTTCGGAAAAAGCCTATGATAGAATGAAGAAGAAAGGAATCTACTCTTCTTGTGTTCCTGTTGATGAAGTCAAGGAAGCCTATAAGGACCCTGCAGTTGTAGAGCAGTACCTTGAACCAACAGCTACAATAGTTGACAGGCTAATTCCTGTTCTGAACTTAAAATCTAAATAAACATAAATACCTCTGTAACGGAGGTACTATGAATTATGTACTTAGTTTTGAGTGTAAATTTTGTGGTTGGGATTGGTTAGGTGGATTCGCCTACTGTCCCAACTGCAAACGTAGTGAAGTCAAAATTTTGGATTTTGAAACAATTGATGAATTTACACAAAGATTAATGATGATGGAAATAAGACAAAATACTGGATATTTTGTACTAGAGGAGGATTTCGATGGATTCTAAAAAGATAAAATGGGATACTTCTGGTAAGCCCAGACCAAAAGTGAAGATAACATGACTAAATTTAAAAACTTCATTTTAATGCCTGGTTTGGATGAAGCGGCCTATCCTGGGAATATTGGTTTCGAGGAAATGGTGAACTTTTATCAAGTTGCGTCAAAATCTGAAATTTCTGAAATGGAGAAGTTAATCAAAAAAGGCGATTGGAACAAATTTAGAGATTTAATCAAAAAAGTGACCGGAAAGGATTTAAAATGAAAGAAGATAAAGGAATATAAAATATAAGGCGGTCTATGCAAGTGGGAAGCGAGGTGCCTGCAAAGCACCTGACATCGGGGTTCGACTCCCCTGACCGTCTCCACAAATATGGCGATGTTAATGGTTTAGGCTCAGGGCTCATATCCTTGATGATAGGGTTCAATTCCCTACTTCGCTACCAATCAGATTATCCTACCTGAATTTAAGAAAAATAATTTACAATTTGATATGGCTATGATATTATTGTAGTAATAATTTGTACCACTAAGGAGAAAATCATGGAAGAAACTACTAAAGAAGTTTTTGATCTAAAGCCTTTCATGGATGCGAAGCATCCATTGCTTGAAACCTTTAGAAAGGTAGCTCCTGGTACTTTTGCTCATTCTGATAATGTTGCGGATTTGTGTGAAGCTGTTGCTCTGGATTTGGGTTTGGATACTGATATAATGAGTGTTTTAGGAAAGTACCATGACATTGGGAAAATGAATTGTCCAGATGCCTTTTCTGAAAATCAGAACGGCGGTGGAAACATGCACAACGATCTTGATCCGATGATAAGTTATCAGTTGATTACTCGTCATATTGGAGATACTGCGGTTATACTTCTTAACGAGCCTGGTTTTCCAAGACTATTAATTGAAATGGTAACTCAGCATCACGGTGATACGGTTTTGAGGTTTTTCGCTAATAAGTCAAAAGCGACAGTTGAAGATGTTTTTCGTTATAAATGTAAGAAGCCTCAAACAATTGAATCTGCTGTTTTGATGATTTGTGATTCTGTTGAAGCTACAGCTAGATCACTTCACGTCAATGGAAAGCTAGAAACAACAGAGGAAAGAAAATCTGTAGTTAACAATACTATCAACCGTTTGATGGATGACGACCAACTGGATGATGTTAAGGTTGGTGATTTGAAAAAAGTCAGAAGAGTTCTTTACAAAGAGCTTGAAAACAGATACCATAAAAGAGAACTTTATGGAGACGAGGATAAAGAGGCAGAAGGGGACAACCTAAGAATAGTAGATAATGGAAAGGAAAAATAATGAAACATGAATCTGAAAACTTCGGTTGGTTATCAGTTGACAAACATAAATCGGGAAAATATTATTACATTCCCAATTCTATTTTTACTCTGAGTTTTGGTTATTTTAAATTAGAGGATACGGGTGAAGTGTTCAAGGTCACGGGTGTAAAATATAATGTTCAACCCATGTGTCTTGACTTTGAAAAAAACACTGATGAAATACTTTTCACTGGTGATGAAATACCAATAGCAAAAATGGTTCCGAAAAGGGAGAAATAAATGGATTATATTACAGTTGAATATTTTAGTAATTTTTTGATGAAATTCACTATTGTAGAGATATTAGAAATATGTTTTATAATATCTCTAGTAGGTTGGAATATTATGTTAACATCTGTAGTGCGCAAATTACATTCCTTTTTAAAAGACGATATGGAACAAGAGGAGATAATGAATGGAAAGAATTAGCATGTTTTTTGATATGATAGAAAATGAGGCAATAAATCAGTTGAAAGAATACGACAGGCTTTATTATACAGATGGTACTTCGCCTGTTGAAGATATTGATTATGATTCATTAAAGGACTATGCAAAAAAGACTTATCCAGATAATCCATACTTCCTTGAAGTTGGTGCTCCGGTTATCGGTGACAAGGTAAAACTTCCGTTTGTTCTGGGTTCTTTGAATAAAGTCAAAGAGGAAACCATCCAAGCCTGGTTGGATAAGCAACCGGGTCATGTATATTTGGTTTCTGAGAAACTTGATGGTGTGAGTTTTGCAGTAAACTATCGTGAAGGCGAGGTATATTTTGCCGCAACAAGAGGTGATGGTCATTTTGGTAGTGATATTACTGCGAAGGCTAAAATCTTTTGTGAGAAACAAATAGCTGAAAAGAGTTCTGTTTGGTATCGCGCTGAAGCAATGCTTACAGGAGATACATATAAAAAGCTTGGATTTAAAACAGCTAGAAATGGCGCGGCGGGTATATTGAACCGTGATTATTTAAAGGAAGATGAATATATAACTCCAATTTTCTATGAAGTATTGAATTATGGTCCTGGAAACGAATCTGATAGAAGTAGGCACTTAATGGAAAATTTTGGTCCCGGTCATATTGCCAATAGTTTTATATTTGATACAAATAAACATGATATAAGTATATTGATTAAATTCCTTGAAATGGTAAAGGATAATGGTTTATATGAAGTAGATGGGTTGGTAATAACTCCTATGGATTATGAACGGGAAGATGTAATGTTCCCTGAAAAGAAAGTCGCTTTTAAAATGAACGAGGAACCAGTTGAAGCAAGAGTCAATATGGTCGAATGGAAAGTTAGTAGAACTGGTCGGGTAGTTCCGGTGGTTAATATTGACGCAATGGAAATTCAAGGTGTGACTGTAATGAGAGCAACCGGATTTAATGCCAAATTCATAGTTACCGAACAAATTGGTCCTGGTTCTATAGTAAAGATTGTGAGAAGTGGAGATGTTATTCCATACATTACTGAATGTGTTAAAGGTGTAACTGGTCAATTAGTCCCGGGAATTTGTCCGTCATGTGACCATGACTTAGAAATGAAAGGTGTTGATTTGGTTTGTCCGAATGACCAATGTATTTCACGAGCCTTTAAACAAGTTGAGCACTTTTTAAGAACAATGGGTGCTGAGAACATTACTCAAAAAACTCTGGTCAAGCTAGGACTCGATACAATCGAAAGTTGTTACAGTATTGATGAATTGACTATAGCTCAATATGAAGGTTTTGGGATGAAACGAGCGAGACAGATTATAAAAGAAATAGAAAAGACTTTAGTTACTACACCCGACAGATTGATACGGTCATTTGGTATACCACATGTTGGTAAGACATTTTCGAAGGCGGTCTACGATCATTTCAGACCACAATGTCAAAACGACGATCATTTTATGGAAAGAGCATGGAATTTTCTACCGAGTGAACTAGAGGAAATTGATGGTATCGGAGAAATAACTGCGACTAAATACTTTAAAAATATCCGATATTTTGAATCGTTGTTATCCTTTTTGATAGACAAGGGTTTAAAATGGGAACAAGTGGCTAATACTTTGGCTGGTGTTACCTTTTGTATGACTGGTAAGGGTCCGTTTGGAAGAAAAGAAATGCAGTTGATGATTGAGAAAAAGGGTGGCACTGTAAGAAGTATGAGTAAATCAGTCAGTTACTTAGTTACAGCCGACCCGAACACTCAAACAGGCAAAGCGAAAAAGGCAAGAGGATATAATATACCAATAATTGATTACAATGACTTAATGGAGATGTTAAAATGATTAGAGAATTTGACAAATTCAGAGACAGAATAGAAAATTTAAAAAAGAGCGCGCATGACTTAGGTTATGGTGTGCCACGAGGTACTAAACTACCAAGAATATTGAAGGATTTGGCAGACTGTATTTCTGAACTATCAAAACACGTTGAGGAAATGGAGAAAAGGAATGATTAAAACAATTATAAGAAGAGTTTTACTCGGATGGATAATTTTAATTTGTTGGCCAATTACATTTTTTTTAGAATGGCTGCTCGACTCTAAATATCCTTCAGCAAATGAACTTGCAAAATATATATGGTATGGTTCGAAAGGAATTGAAAATGACTGATAAGTTATTAAGATGGGAAGCAGAATTGCAAGTAGAAGAAGCATTAAGGGATTACCTTTCTGAAGGTACTCTACAAGA